CACTTAACTCAGCCGCAACACGTATGACAGACTTTATTGTTAACAATGAAGACTTAGCAATGGCACTTGGTGAGAAACTAGGACAAGCTGTTACATTTGTCGTAGATGGTATCGCATCACTTTCAACAGGTATGGAAAAAGCAGGCCCAATCTTTGAATTATTAGGAACAATATTTAACGACATTCTTGTCCCAGCATTTGGACTAGCATTTGATGTTTTAGTAAAAATAGCAGAAGCATTAGGCCCTCTAGCAGAAACAGTAGCACCATTGGCGCAATCAGCATTTGAAGGCATAGCAACAGTTATGACTGAAATTGTTATACCAGCATTTGAAACAGTCATAGGAACTATCGGAACAGTTATTGACAAGATACAAAGCATGATTGATTTCATCGGTGCAGGTATTGGTAAAGTCAAAGAGTTCGGTGGTGCAGTAGGAGACAAAGTAGGTGCAGGCTTTACAAAAGCCGGAGACGCAATCGGTGGTTGGGTTGATGGTGGTAAAGACAAGTTAACTGGCTTATATGACTGGGCAGTAGGTAACTCTCTTATCCCAGACTTAGTTAGAGACATCGGTAAAGTAATGGACAAGCTACCAAAAGAAATGGTAGATCCAATCGGTAAAGCAGTCACAGATTCAAAAATGCAATTTGATAAACTCCCAACTGGTCTAAATCCAAATCAACTTGTAGACCCAGTTAGCAACACAGGTGCAGGCTTAGGTGCCATGACAGGTGGATTGTCAACAGCAAATTCAAATGTTAACTTCAACATTTCAGGTGTAAATGCAGGCGGAGGATCTGGTCAATTTCAATCAGCACAAATGAGACAGTATATTGAAGGTATTGCTCTAAAAACAGCACACACTGTCCTTAGACAGAATACAGGCTTTGGAGGGTTAGTATAATGGCAAACTTACCATTACAAACACAGTTATCAATATCAACAAGTTATGTTGCAACACCAAGACATAGATTAGTAGAGTTTGGCGATGGTTACATACAAAGAACACCATTAGGTATCAACTATCAAAGACGAACACTTACAGTTACACACGACAATTTAAGTGCAACAGATGCCGCTACTCTAGTTTTATTTTATGAAAATAGATTGTTAGATGCAGGTGTAGTAGACATAGCCGCAAACGAATTATTAAGAACAGCAGGCAAATTTTACTTAGAAAGTTTTGATGTTCAAATGGCAGACAATGAAAGACGAACAATATCAGCAAGTATGATTGAGGTATTTGACTTATGAGTTTACCAGCAATAGTATCATCAAAACTTGCAACAAGTCCAATAACAGATTTATATGAATTTGACTTTACGCAAATAGGTGGCACTGCAAAAATTTACATTTCAAGTGGTCAAGAAGGTGATGGCTCAGGTGGCTTGCAAAAACTTGACATTGCATGGGATGATGAAGTTGGTGTAAAAGTATTTGAGCATTGCGATTTACAGATTAGTAATTTACGTTCAGACTTAACAGGACAAGTTGCAGAACCACAGTTAACAGTTGCGGCTAAAACATTGTGGGATATATCAGGTTGGGCTACAGCAACAAGCAATTTCGGTATGATGAATTATCGTGGCTTAGGTATCAATAGAAAAAGACTTTTTTATAGCACATGGTATAATATGATACCGCAAAGATTTTTTGTAAAGTCAGTTGATGAACTTACACCAGAACAAATAACATTTACATTGACACCAAGTTTAGGCACCGAAAACGGTGAAAAACCAAGTGCAAGAAAGTTGGATATATAGCATGAACTTTAATAAATTTAACTTAGACCAATTTGTAAAAACAAAATTAGCACAACAAGTTCAACAATCACAGATTGGAAACTTTGTTAAACAAAAAGGTGCTCCAGCTATAATATCAACTGTTCTTAAAAAGATATTAGGCAAAAAAGATCCAGTAGTAGTCGACGGTATAGACATGGGCATACAAGTAGAGCCAGGTGTTATACCAGTTGTTTATGGTCACATAGGAATGTCAAATACACAGTTTGACTTGGGACAAAAGCCAAGTGACATAGATGCAGAAAAAATTACACAAGAAGTTAAAATAGTTGTAGGTGAAGGCCCGATTGCAGGTGTATCAAAATTAGTAAATCAAGGAACTATTGAATTTCAACTTCCTGGAGAATCAAAAGAAAACTTAAAACAAGTTATTATTAATGATTCATTTGTTGTAGATCCAAATACAAATGTAGCAAATTTTAAAGACATTAAATTTGAAATGACATTGGGTGATGGCACTACAAATAAACAAACAGCGACAATAACAGACTTCAATCCATTTCTAGTAGAAGAAGCAGACGGTGTAAAGATTGAAGCAATAGACGATCCAACAAATCAAAAATTATTAAATGACTTAGGTGACGTTAGTGCAGGTAAAGGTGAGAACTATGTTCTTTTCTGGAACAATGACGCAGGTCAATGGGAAGCAAAATCATTTAACTCACTACTTAATGAAACAGGTGCTACTTATGATGGTGGTGCAGGTGGTGATGGTGGCACAGGTGGAACAGCAGGTAATGGCGGAACAGGTGGAACAGGTGGTGTAGGGCCAGCAGATGGTCTAATCAAATACACACAACACAATCCCCCACCAACACATGTAGAAACGACTGGCACACTAAAAACAACAACAACTATTACAGCACCCCCAAGCACAGGAACAAGTATTGTTTCTGGTAAAGGTGCACCATTAAGAAGACTAGATGAATCAACACCATACTTTGATACAGCAATAGATTTTGCAGAAGTAGATGAATCAACAGATTCAATAAACATTACAACATTTTTTCCAGAAGGCATCTACAAAGAATTAGAAACAGTATCAAAAGTAGTAGATGGAACAATTACACTTTGTGGCACAACAAGACCAATATCAAATAGTGGTAATCTAAATTGTTTAACACCAAGTGTAGAAGTTGCACCAGACGGACAAAGTTCAACTACAAATACACGTGCTACAGGTTCAGTTACAGTAAACGTTGTTTTGACAACTACACTATGTGGTCGTGAGTTTGTATTACATGAAACAAATTATCCAGTATCATTCTTAAAGAATGGCGGATATAAACACACAGAAGAATTTAACATTACACAAATGAACGCAGGTTCAGGTGAAATAGTTACAGGCACAGCGGCAGGCACACAACAAACAGGTTCATTAGATGGGACTTCAAATGACTGTAACTCAACAGATTTACAAAAGTTTAATTTTAAAGATTGGTCATTGAGTGATTATCTAAGTGCATACCCAAATCAAATTGTCAGTGCGGCAAACGAAGTTAAAGTATATGCTTGGATAGACAATAAAGACGCAGATGATGAATTTACAATATCAACAAACACATATCTATATGCAGTAGATGTATGTAAACCAATGAATGATTTTGATGCTAAAGTAAGTGTTGCGGCTACTACAGCAACACCATTTAAATTATTTGAACCAGACCATGGGTTCAAAAAACATATTGCAGAAACAGAAACAGAAGCGTATTCATTAGAAGAAAAAAGATGTTATACAGAAGTTATTACAGGCACTTTCTCAGCAACTACACCCCCAACACCGTTACTTGTTATAGACGGTTCAACTACTGGTAGTAGCGGAACTACAGGAACAAGTGGTGGCACAGGTGCGGCAGGTTCATCAGGATCAGCAGGAACACAAGGCTCTGTTACAGTTCCAGCAGTTCCAGATGTCCCGTTTGCAGAAATGTCAGTAGACTCATCTTATTCAGGTGACGGTGTAGCAGATACAGTTACACTACCAACAGTTACAGTTACAAATGCAGATGCTAGTGCATCAAATACACTTGTTATTTCAGTAGACCAAGGCACAGTAGATGTTACTACAGTTCAAGGTTCAGTTAGTGCAAGTAATAGAAATTCAGCGGCTATGACACTTATAGGCACTAAAGCTAACTTACAGACTACTTTGGACTCAGGTCTTAAATTTAGTAGCTCTACGGCGACCATAGGCGATGTTACAATCACTTTTGCGATAAGTTCTAGCGAAGGTGCTTCGGAATCCGCAAAAGTCATTAGAAGTCAAGCTATAACGACTTATACAGCACCTTCATTTACAATCACAGTTACAGGCACTTCAGGTAAGTTTAAATGCTTAGTTCGTAATAAACTTATTATGAACACAATTACAGCAAGTGGCACAACATCAGAAATAGCAGAACAAATCAAAGTAGCAATAAACGATTATACGACTGGCACACCAGATTTTACGGCAACACGTTCAACTAACGTAGTTACAGTTACAGGCCCAGCAGGTCTTGGTAACACTTACAATGGCTTACAGCCAACTAACGGTGCTCTGTCTCCGCTCTTAGCAACAACGATTACACCATTTGCAGGAGGAGTATCACCAAGTCGTATTACACAACCAAAACAAACAACAAAGAATTTATTAGCAAAATTTATCCCTGCATTAGCATTTACAAATTCATTAACAGCGAGTGACGTTTCATTTGCTCAAGTAAAATATAGACCAAAGCAAGGTGATGGTGAAACTGATTTAAGCGAATTAGGTTTCTTTATTGGTGGCAGAACTAATCTTGAAGAACCAACAGAAATTTCAGGTGGTGCTACATCATTTGCTAACTGGAGAACAGCAAATTATACAAGTAGCACAAGCAATAAAGGATGGTCAAGTAACCCAGCATGGGTCTTTTTTGACTATCTAACAAATACTACATATGGATTAGGGGATGATATCAAATTAAATGCACAGCAAAAATATGATGCAAAAACAAATGTAGGATTATATAGTGATATTTACAACGCATCAGTATGGTGCCAACAACAACCATCAGGCGTTGCACATCAAAGAGCCGCAAGATTTAACGGTGTATTCTATGGTGGAGAATCAAAGTATGAAGCACTACAAAAAATTGCAGATACAATGTTTGCAAAATTTGTTTATTTAAATGGTAATCCAAGATTAATATTCGATGGTGCCGCTTACAGTGGTTGGGGTGGAAACACACCAATAATTAAGAAACTAGTTAATCAAACAAACGCGGCTGAGGTGACTTATCAATCAGGTTCAATAGAAAACATATTCAACGTTATCAACGTTAAATTTAATAATCCAGACAACTTCTACAAGGTAGAAGAAGTTCAATATATAAACAATTCAAGCATTGCTACATATGGCAGACGAGAAACAAATGTAGAATTAACAGGATGCACAAACAAACAACAAGCATTATGGTATGGTGCTTGGTTATATGAAACAGAAGCGGCAAGTTCAGAGATAGTTACTTACATTGCAGGTTGGGATCATTTCGATGTTCTACCAGGTGATTTGATTTTATTAAATGACACTTTAAGAGTAGATACATCATCAAAAGGTGGACGTGTAGCTACAGACAATGGTAACGGAACAGTGACACTTGATAGAGATGCAGGCTCAGGTTCAATAGCAATAACAGATTCACTGGGTTTTGTAAAAACAGGAACAGTTTCTGGAACTACTGCTACTATTTCAACAAGTAATTCAGAAACAGTAAACACAAGCGGTGGAGCAATAACATATAATGCAGATTTTGCCAACGATGCAGTTTGGAACACTTATTCAGGAACATTGTATGGAAACTATCGTGTAATAGCAATCGAGGAGTCGGAAGACGGTATTTATTCGGTTACAGCACAGAAACATGACCCGGATAAATATACTAGAATATGGGCAAACACCGTATAACGGAGAAAAATAAATGGCTTTAGGTAAAACAGTAACATACACTCCCTTTCAGGAGACAAGTTTCGGATACGGATCATCAGAGATTGCAACGGCACACTCCAGCGTATTCAGTAACGCAACAGACATAGTAAAAGTAATAATCACACACTCAAGTGGTAATTGGGATAACACAGGTCATTTATCTACACCAAGTTCAGGAACAGCCGTAGCAGTATATCACGAAGACCAATCACAATGGGTATGTGAAGGACAAAGAGACCATGTAGATGCTGTTTTAGATACACTATCATTTTTTCCAGCAGACAAGCCACAATCAAGACCGTATAATGCAACAACAAATCCAAGCGGGTTTCAAACTGTAGCATTAAAAGCCAATCAAACAACAGCATCAGGATTTGCAGATGAAGAACCGCCAGCAATAGGTAATACTGTATTCTCATTAAAAGTTTATAATGGTGCAAGTGTAGTTTCTTCTAATGTGGTTACGTTTGACCCAACAGAACCAACTACAGGAAATCAAAGACCTTTCTTTTCAGTTGTCCCACCAACAGAAGATTTAAACTCTACTGCACATGACACAGTAGCAGGAGGTCTAGTTAATTTAGGAACAATATCACACGGAAGTGATACAGAAAACGTTAGAGTAAAATGTGCATTTAGATATTTTGGAACTGGCAATACTATTTTTAGCGGCACATTTGGAGTATTTACAGACGATGATAATATTTTTATTGGTGATAAAAAGCCAGCAACAAGAAATTTTTCAGATGGGCGTTTTGACTTTACAGGATCAGTTGCGGAAGCACAAGCATTTTTAGACAACGTTAGATATTACGGTGCAGGCAATCAAACAACATTTGATATGTATTTGACAATTTCAGATGGTGTCGTTGGTTCTGAATACACTAAAACAGTTTATTTCTCAGATGCTTTAATCAGTGTTACAAATATACCAGATGTTCATTACATAGAAGACCAAACTTCAGTCCCATGGGACTTTGGTAATTTATCAATTACAAACATTCAACCAGATGTTACAGAATATAAAGCAATCATAACATTAGATTCGACTGGAACAAGTGGCACATCTGCCTTTGTTGTTGGAAACGGCACAACAGTAGATTCGCAATCTTTTAGTTCTGGTGTGTTAACTATAACAGATGCAAGTTTAACAAGACTAAAAGCGGCATTAAGAAATTTAGAATTTACTCCAGTAACAGACTTTAATAGTTCTTTCAACATGACTGTTGATTTTACATTTAGAAATCCAACATTAGGAACAACTTATTCAGCAACACAACAAACAGTTGCAGTTACTGGACAAGATATTGCAGAAGTTACAAACCTTGCTACTTCACACACTTACACAGAAGACCAAACATATGATTTCAATCAAGGTATTGTCCCACAAATCACACACCAACATAATGATGATTTTGATGTTGTGTTTACAATAAACTCAACAACACAAGGTGTATTAGGAAGAAATGGAAACGCAGGGTTCTTTCGTGCGGCAACAGGCGGCTTTAAATTAAGTGGTGCACGTGATTTTGTTAACACAGCATTACAAAATCTTTTCTTTGTCCCTGCACCAGACTTTGATAGTAGTTTTACAATTAACTATACAGTAGACAGAACAAGTGGTGATTTAACACATCAAACACAAGACACTGGTTCATTCTCAATGTCTGCTATTGCATTACCAGACTTTACTTCTACTCCACAAACATTTAGTTGGGCAAATAATGAATCAACAAAATATGACTCAAATCTTTTAATAACAGATACGGCAGTAGATAATTCGGATTCTGTTGCATTTAATTCAGAATATACAGTAGAGGCTAAACTAATTAATGTTAATGGAGGAACATTTACATCTGCTAAATTGCTTTCTACAAATAGAGACACGTTAACTAGTAATACTGGTCTGGGAACAACCTACACTATGGTAGGAACAAAAAATGCAATTAATCAAAATTTAGCTAATATGAAAATGGTTCCAGACCCTTTGTATACGGGAACCACAGATTTTTTTGTAGAATATAAAATAACACGTAATTTAGATGGAGGAGTTTTATTAGACTTTACGCCATCGCACAGAACGACATTTAGTAACCCAACAATAAATGCAGATTTTTCACTGTCAACTCCGTTGTTTGAATGGCCAGAAGATTTTGTTTTTAACTTTGATAGCACACTTGAAATTACAGAAAAGTTAGATGAAAATAAAGAATACACTACTACAAACGGATATTCAGCAAACTATTTTGAAACAAATTACAAAGCTACTATTCGTTCAAAATATTGGGATGGTTCTGCGTCACAACCTTTTAATAGTTTAACATGGGGAACAAGTTCTGATGCTACTGTTATTCCTCAAACAACTGTTACAGGAACAGGAACGGACGCAGACCCACTTATCATTACAGGGCCAAAAACAGAAGTAAACACTGCTTTAGCTACTTTAAAGTTTAGACCAAATACACCAGATTTAACTGGATCTCCTGCAACGAATGGTGGTTTCTGGATAGAAGGATCAATAGAAAGAGTAGCAGATACAACTTTAATAATTAACTTTAACCCACCAATTTCAAGGTTTAATTCTGCAACAGATTCACCAGAATATCTAGCAAGTTGGCCTCTAATGCAATATGCAGAAGATATTCAAGACCAAAGAATATTCTCACATTTAACACCAGTGTTAGATGGTGCGGGTGATTTATTTAATGCAGAATACACAGTTACTATTACAATGAATCCCGCTACAGTAGGATCATTTGAAGCATATGTAGATCCTAATTACGTAGTAACTAATTATGTAAGTTCTAGTTTAGTTGCATATACAGGAACAAAAGCACAAGTCAATGCGGCAATTCAAAATACTAAATTTACACCAGTAACAGACGGTAATGCAGATTTTACAATTATATACGACCAAAGAAGAACAATAAATGGAACAACAGTAATACATGCAAATGCAGTTGATAACGTTGGAACTGTTGATGGACAAGCTACAGCAGAATTTGTTTTAGGAACATCAAATCAAAATAAACAATATTTTGTTAGAGATGAAGATTTTGTAGGTGTTGATATAAGAGGACGTTTTGCATTATCAACTGAGGAGGCGCAAGAACAATTTGCGGCACAGCGAAATATTAACGGCAATCTTGTTAATCTTACATCAAAACAATTAAGTGAAAATATGAATTATACGCCTGATAGAGCGATTACGATTACAGATACAGCAATCGATGGCGGACCAAGTTTATATAGATTACAATTTACAGGTGGAACATTATTTACACCATTAGGTGCAACTTTAAATGTAACTGATACTGGTTTCCAATTAAAACAAGATATACATGATATCATAGAAGGATTGTATGTTACAGGTGTAAATGAGACTGCTAATAATATTCCAGAGCATGGAATCTCACATACTGCCAATTTTACATTACATCGTAGAACGTATACTGGAACAGAAACACAAATAGGACAAGGAACTTTAAACTTTACTTATTTAAGTGGACTACAATTATGGACATATCTATCAGGACAAATTAATTTCTTTTCAACTTACAAAATAACAGAGGGCGGTCGTCACATCAGCACAATTGGTAGTATGCCAACACTAACACGTATTGACAATCTTCCAAGTGGTAGCCCAGATGTCCAAATACAAACTGCACCTTATAATAATCCTAATCATATTAGAACGACAAATGACCCAGAGTATCAAGAAATTAAATTTCTTCTTAGAGATAGTCAAGGATTTGATATTGAACAACAACTAGTAACTGTAACTCCTCCGGGTGCGATTGCATCAGGTTTTGAACCAGAAGTTAGATTTGAAACTTATGTTAGATTTTACAATGTAGCAGGTAATAACTACACAACTAATACAAATGGTGTTCATCAATTCCAAGGTCTAAATTCAACAAATTTTGAAGTAAGACAAAAAGCTGAAATTCATCACCAAGATAGTCAAACAAACTTATCAGGTAGATGGTTAGATGTAGAAAGAACCGCGTATACAAGTTCCGCACAGCAAGAGGTGGCATTTCTTGCATGGACAGATTGGGGAATTAGATTAAAAACAGGTGGCCTTTTTTCAGGCGGCAACTATAAAATAAAATTGTTACCATAATAGGAGAAAACGATGGCAAAAATAACAACAAGAGCAGGAAAAGGATCCGCACTCGCTCATGATGAGTTAGACGGTAACTTTACTGCATTAGGGTTGTCTCACAGTTCCACAGATACAGATATCAATTTAAGTATTGACAAAGTAACTGTAACAGGCAGTGCGGCAGATAAAACAACAGTAATTGGCGATGCAGTAAGTGCCGGTTACGCACAACACGGGTTCAATGTAAACGCAGGCGACACAGCTTGGGCACAAATAGAACTAAAAGAAAATGAAGGAACAAGTAGTAAACCTGTTTCACAGGGATTCACAAATCCAGGACTTTCATCTACAATTTCAGGCGGGACAACAGCTTCACCAGCCGCTTTGACTAGTGGTAAAAGAATATTGAGTCTTCTCGGTTCTGGAACTATTGATGGTTCAGGAACTACTCCTTTTCACTCACAAGCCGGAATCAAATTTGAAACTACAGAAAATCAAAGTGCAACGGCGTGTGGTGCAAAGATGTTATTAGAAACATCAGCAACAGGACGTGGATCAGGAAGCACAGATGTTAGAACTACTACACTAAGTTTACAAGGTGACGAAGTTACAGTTAATCCAAACGGTAACGGAACAATCAAATCTGGTGGTAATTTAAAACTAGATGATGATGTTATTATCACAGGATCTATTTCAAACGATGGCGGTGATGTTACAGTAAACGATAACTTAAAAGTTAACACTAACTTAACAGTTGACGGTAATACAGTATTAGGTAATGCTAATACAGATACAATTACAGCAAACGCAAAGTTAACAGCGGTTAATGGTTTTGTGAATACAATATTAACTACATCAGTAGCAAATACACTTGCAGGTGCAGGTGCTATTGACGAAGGTGCTATGGCGTATATCTCAGATGGTAACGCAGGTGCTAAATGTTTAGCTTTTTATGATGGTTCAAACTGGAAGAAAGCACACGACCCAGCAAACAACATTGCAAGCTAATGGCTAAAGATCCTAGATTATCACGTTATGGGTTATCTGGTTATAACAAACCAAAGAAAACTCCTAACCACAAAACTAAATCACACGTTGTTCTGGCTAAAGATGGTAATAAAATAAAACTTATTCGCTTTGGTCAGCAAGGTGTGAAAGGTTTTGGTAAAGTAAAAACAAAACAAGGCGCAGAAAAAAGAGCGGCTTTTAGAGCAAGACACGCCAAGAATATTGCTAAAGGCAAAATGTCAGGTGCGTATTGGTCAAATCGAGTAAAATGGT